CCCTCCCCCCTTACACTTAGGCCAGGCGGAAGTCAACCATCAAGTCGGGATAGGCGAACTGCACACCTGCTTTGAAGGCGGCTTGGAAGCGGACTTCATCGTTGTCCTTGGAGTACCACAACTCAAAATTCTCCTCGTCGGACAACAGGTCGGTACCATAGAACAAGTTACCGAGGTAGGTTGCAACGATGCGGTTGGTAGAGGTCAAACCTGGGACTGCAACGATGCGGACATTCGTGCCAGGGTAGATGATGTCGCCATCAGCCAAACCTTGCAAGTCAACTTGGTTGTACATGACACCAGTTTGCGACTTCATGGCTCCAATCAAGGTACGGAAGTTGTTCCATCCGCAGAAGATTACGAGGTCGTTGCGGGTCAAGATGGCCTGTGGGATATCGTTGTACACCTTGTCAAAGATGCTGATGACATTGGAAGTCGTGATACCAACATTGCCAGAAATTGGGTTCCAAGTGGTAGAGGAAGCATTGGCGAGAACGGTAGAACCCGATGCAGCGTTCAGCAGTTGGTTGACACCGCTGAAATAGGAGTTACCCTGCCAGATGGCGGTTTCCAAAGCCTCGGCGATACGGAGAGCCTTCTGCTCGGAGAATGCTTGCTCAAAAGGTACGCCGTCGTATTGGCTACCAGCAGTCAACTGCGACTGCATCCAGTACTGCTCAAGTGAACGAGGGCAAAGAGCCTCTTGGATTTTCATTACGCCGACGGTGATGTTACGCTGGCTGAATGTGGTGTTGCCTGTTGCAGACCATCCGCAAACCGTTCCTGACCCGATGTTGGCATCGGTGTCCATGAGGTTAAGGGCGGCGGCTGACTTGATGCCCACCTGCTTGGTGAACAAGGCAGCAGAACGAGCGGCGAAGACCGCTTTGGTGATGAGGGGCAGCCTTTGCTGCTCGGTGTAGGCTGATAGGTTTCCGAAAGAAAATGCCATGGTTTTGTTTTTAGGGGGTTAAGGTTATTTGGAGTTTTTAAGGGATTGAATTGATTGTGCGATGGCCGCAAAGTTTTGGGCGGCTGATGCCTTGCGCTGCTCCACGATAGCGGATGCGGTTGGCTTGGGGGCTTCGGATGGTAGTTCGGCGACTTTCTCCACGATGTCGGTCATGGTTTCCATTTGGCTTGCAAATGCGGCCATCTTGTCCTTCATCTTGCCCATCTCGGTGTAGGCGGCCTTCAATTCCTCCATGATGCTGACCAGGTGCTTCTTGACGATTTCTTCCACCATGGCGGGGTCCACCATTGGATAGCCTTCGGCGATTTCACTCACCACTTCACCCGCAACTTCGGGGGTTATCTCAGCGGCAACGGCGACTTCCTCGGCAGGCGCTGGGGCTTCGGCTACAACGACTTCGGTGATTTTGCCACCTTCGGTCTTGACGACACCAACGCCCTCAACTTGATGCTCTCCATCGGGAGCGGGCAGGGTTTCGTCTTCGGTGATGACATAGACGGGCGTTCCAGCAACGAGGTCGCCGTCCACACGGACAACAGTACCATCCACCAACTTGTAGTCGGCGAAGGCTTGCTTTTGGGTTGTGAATTTGCGGAGTTCGGTCCGCAGGGTTTCAATGGCTGATTTCAGGTTCATGTTATTGGGATTTGTAGGTTGGGTTGATATGTTGCAAAAAAGCGGTTAAGTCGTCTGCGAGGCCCGCAAGTGCGACCTCAAGTTCGGTCCCCGTGTTCTTCATTCCGAATAGTCCCTCCACCGAGAAACCCTTGAAGGCGTGACGGTTCTCCCACACCTCGTCGTTCTCCACTTTGAAGGACCCGAACCAAGAGCCGTCGGGGGTGTCCTCGTAGCCTTTCGGGGGAAGGACGCCCCGCTCTGCGTCGGTGATGTAGGACTCGAACATGAACACGCCATCCAGTTCGGCGTTGTGGTAGGCATTGACATTGTGTTGGTTGCCTTGCTTGAAATACTTTTGGACAATCTTGCGGATGGTGGCCTTGTCAAAAACGACATAGTACTCGCCATAGGTGTCGTCCTTGCGGTAGATGGGCGTATCGGCCAGCATGAGCGGTCCAGTCAGCACCCTGCGTTCACCCGTTTCGGCAAAGCGTTGCGGGGTCTTGGCGAAGGCTTGGAAGGGTTTTTCGATAGCGGGCATATCAACGAGGGCTACAAACTGCACGCCTTCGTCCACTTCGTCCACGGTCATTCGGTACACGGGAAGTTCCATGGTGGGATATGTAGCGGTTAGCCCAATGTTGCAAATTCGCTTAACCTGCGCACCCTGCTGGTCGTCTGCTGGATGTCACGCTCCACGACATAGGCCCGCATGGGTTGGTTCTGCTGACCCTGACCCGATGACAGGTCGCCCGTTCCGAGGTTGGTGGTTTGGGGATTAGCGAAGATGGGCGGTGGGGTCATGCTTGCCCCTGCTGCTCCACCCATCACGCTTCCTCCAGGTGCGCTTCCTCCGCCACCTTGGAATTGGGTCGCTTTAATCTTGGCTACATTCGCAAGACCTGCGGCAAGGGCAAGACCCGCCTCAACAAACCGCTGGCCTGGGAAGACCAATTTTGTTGGGTCCATTCCCAAGGCCGAGTTCACGGCAAGGTAAGTGCTGACAAGGGCTTGGGCGATGCTTGCGGCTTTGGACACATTGAAGGCCCGCCGTTGGGCTTCCTCGCTCTTGCCTGCACTCGCTTGGATAATGTCCCCGATAACGGCGAAGGACTGCCCGACATATTTCTCACGAAGGGACGCAAGGTCCGCTTCCCGTTGTGCTTGCCCCGATGCTGACTTGGCATCGGCATCGTTCCGCATTTTGATGTTCCGCAGATACGCATCACGGTTGCGGAGCATTTGGTCCTCTTGGAGTTGGTCCTGCTTCATGATGCGGTCCAGTTCCATCTCGTAAAGGGTTAAATTCAAGTCCTCCACGAACTTGATAATGGCGTTGTTTTCCTCTTGGAGTTTCAGCAGGCGTTGCCTGGTGGCCGCTTCTTCGTCCTTGCGGCGTTGCTCCTGCTGGGCTTTGCGCTTGTTGTCAGCAGCGATGAGTGAATCGGTGTGCCTGTCGTATGCTTGGCGGTACTGCTCCAACTGCGCTTCCTCCCGTTGCAGGGCCATGGCCTGCTCCGCTGCCCGTTGCTTCGGGTCGGGTAAGTTCAAGTATCGTCGCACCGCTGCGGTGAGGTCGTCCCACTTCGCCACAAGCAGACCAACCGCCGCAACTGCTGCACCGATACCCGTTGCAAGGAGGGCAATGCGGAATGCCTTCATCGCTCCCGTGCTGGTTCCCACCGCCACGGCGTACAATGCCTGCGCCGCTGCTTGGCCTTGGGTTATCAAGATTGAATCCTTGTTCAGCAGGTTGGCCACCTGTTGCACCCCGTTGGCGAGGGCCATCGCCGCTTGGACCTTGACAAGGGACTTCTGCAGTTCTTCTTCCTCCGCTCCGAATAGTGCCGCCGCTCCTTGGGCTATTTGGAATCCCGCCGTGATACCTTGGACCGCACTCACGAAGGTATCAATGGTTCGGGTATCGGATGCGAGTTGCTTGATTCTTTGCTGCGTGTCCCCGATTTGGTCCTTCAGCCTTCCCGCCTCTTTCTCCATTTCACGGAATGCTTTGGTCCCATCTTGGCCTGCGAGGGCCATGTCCGCAAGGGTCTTCTGCAATTCCCGCAAGCGGGTCTTTGCGCTGGTCGTGCCAGCGGCGGTGGAATCCTTGAGGCCAACCTCAAGTACAATTTCTTTGGTTACATCTGCCATATCTTATCCTTCGGATGGGAGTTCGGGGTTTACGGGTGCTTCATACCCTGGGTCAACAGGGTCGGGGTCAATCGGGCCGTTGAATAGTCCCGATGGGTCGTTTGCGATTGCAGCGGTACTGGTAGCAGCAAAGTCAGCAAGGTTGAGGATTCGTCGGAGTGTTACACGGCAAGGCTTCATCTGCCCGACCAGGTAGTCACGAATCTCCAGCAACCGCCAACGGATGCCGCCGTAATAGATGGGCTTGCGGAAATCAAGTTGGTAGATGTCCACGCTTGATAGCAGCATCGTGAGTTCCAACTGCAACGCCTCTTGGGACACCGTTTCGTTAATGTAGTTCAGCCAGTAGGTGTTGTAGAGGTTGTTGTTGGTGTATGCGTACGGCGACCCGCTTGCGTTCACGGCGTTGTAGTACACCAAGCGAGGCTGACCAAAGGCCAAGTCCACCGATGGAGCGTAGGGGTTGTCAATGTGGCTGACGAAGGGCATCCGCAAGATTCCCACGGATAGGGCCGTGTTCCCGCTGACCCCGTACTGGTAGGCCCACTCGGTCTGCCCTTCAATCAAGTTGTACTGCGCCAATCGGTAGCCCGTCTGCAAGGCTTTGACCGTTCCGCTTGCAAGGGTTCCTTCAATGTCCCAGGTACGGCCCACGATTTTGTCCGTGCTGAACGAGGCGGGGATAAGTGTCCCACAAAGGGTTTCAACGACCTTATCGCCTTTGCCGTAGAAGTTGGAAGTGTTGAAGATTCGGCCTCCGTAGCCTTCCCTTGCAAGAGGGTAGGACTGCTTGTAGGTTTTGGACAAATAGTCCCCCATATCCTTGTAC